TCTTCTAAAAAAATAAATGACGCTTTAAAAAATTTAACCCTTACGTTCCACGACATAAACCCAGCCACCAATGATTTTATAGATATATTGCTAAAACTTAAAAAAGCCGAAATAGGAGCCGCAGAAGCTAAGGTTCTTTTTAATCAGAGAGCGGCGGCGACAGGATTAAGTTTAGTAGAAAACGCAGAGAAAATAGCAGAACTTAGGGATAGGATAACAGGCACTCAAAGAGCGTATGAAGTATTTGGATTGAGAATGGTAACGCTTACCGCTAAGGCAGAGATATTTAAAGATTCAATTATAGCTTTAGGTGTTTCTATTGGGAAACTTTTAGAAGGTGGAATTAAAGTCATTGTAGACAAAGGCACAGATTTTGTAAAGGGTTTAATCGAGAATGATGAACAAGTTAAAAACATAACAGAATCTATTATTAAATGGACAGGTGCATTAGTCGGTGGCGGTGGTCTTTTGATTGCTGTTGGAAGCCTTATAGGTTTCATGGCGATTTTAAGTGTTATGGGTGCTCCTATTTGGGCGGCGTTTCTTGCACTTGCAGGTATCTTTGGTGCGGCAAGTTGGGCTGGCAATAAATTATCAGAAAGTATCTTAGGTGTAAGTAACGCTTTCGAGGAAAGCCAAACTAAAATAAAACAGGATTTAATGGCGACAGATAGGCTCATAAACGAATATGAGATATTAAGAGGCAAAGCCGATTCAAGTAGAGGTGCACAGAAAAAGTTAAAAGAGATAACAGATGAACTCAAAGAAACATATCCAGAATTGGTTGAGCAAATAAATGAGTTTGCTGAAGGGCTAAGAAAAGGGTCTGAATTTCAGAAAGATGTTTTTAATGAAGCAACAAGAAAATCTATAGAGGATTATACAAAAGAAATAGGTAGGCTTGAAGATGAAATTGCAAGGCAAAAAGAGAATAATGTTTATTGGTCTGCTTTTCAGGAAATATTAGATTCTTTAGCTGTTAAATCAGAAGAAGTAAAAAATAAAATAAAAGATACTACATTTTCTGTATTAAAATCTGCAATATCATCGCTTCATACGTTAATGTTACCTGGCGGTAAAATTTTTTCACTTATACCGCAATCAGCAAAAGATGCCATACATAACCTCGCTAAAATATTTGCTAAAGAAAATATAGATAAAGCCGTTAATCCTTTAAATGAAAAATTAGAAAAAACAAAAGAAAAACTTAAAGCACTTGAACAAGCAGGTTCTCTTAAAAAATTCATCGAAGAAGCTAAAATAACAGCTCTAAGTTTAGAAGATATTAAATCAATCAGCGATGCAATAGATGCCAACTTAAAAAGCTGGGAAATTCCAGCTTCTACCACAAGTGAAAGAGTTGCTGAACTAAAAGAGAAATTTGAAGAAGCAAAACTCGAAAATGAGGATTTTCAAGTTCAATTAAATCAACAATTAAAAGATAACGAAGCTGGAATAATTTCGCTTACCACTACGCAAGCATTAGCAATTGAAGCGGCTTCTAAAAAGAATAAAGAGGCATTAGAAAAGACCAAAGAAGCATATCAAAAAATGGTTGCCGAGATGAATGGTTTAAACCGAGAGTTCAAAATGAACTTTATGAGCCTCACAGGCGATATGGTAGATTTCTGGACTGACGCGATTGACGGCATGATAACCAAGACAAAAACTTGGCAAGACGTTTGGCAGGATATACTTACACAAGCACGAAGGTTTTTCATTCAGTCGTTTCTTCAGATTATATTCCGTAAATGGCAAGAAACTATGGGAGCCATGCAAACTGGTGGTGGCGGTGGGAGTTGGGTAGATATACTATTGAAAAGCATAGGAATGTTCGCCGGAATTAAGGGTGGTGGCACACCTGCAACAACTTCAAATGCCGCAAGTGCTTCTTATTTTTCAAATCTTCAGCGTTCAGATGTTGGTTTTGCAAGTGGTGGTATAGCCACAACTCCAACAGCAGGCATATTCGGAGAAGCAGGGCCAGAAGCACTCATACCATTGGACAGAATGAGCGAGTTTATGGGGTCAAAAACTCAAGAGATAACTGTAATAAATGTAGTAGACCCGTCTTTCGTGCCGGCTTCAATAGCAAAAGACCCACGAGTAATTATAAACGTAATAAACCAGGATTTATTAGAAGCAGGGTCAACTCGTAAAACTATACGGAGAACAAGATAATATGGCTACGTTTCCAAGCATAATACCACAGTATCCGTTTGTTGAAGTTACGCAGTATGGGAACTTAGTAAACGATATTTGGGGTAAAGAAAAAAGACGTAACCTTTGGGGCCCGAAGAAAGGGTTTCATCTTAAATTTGACCATATAAGTTTATCAGACGCACGAAGTATAGTTGAGTTTTTTGACGCAAGGCGTGGTAACTATGAATCGTTTACTTGGACAAATCCTTTGGATAGTGTTTCTTATACAGTAAGGTTTGCAGAACCTACAATACAGAGGAAAGAAGTTGGGGTGAACGCTTTTAACATAGAGTTTGATTTAGTAGAGGAGCTATGATGGAAGTTTTATTTCATGGGTATCAACACTTGCCGATATACATTTATACGGTACTAATTTTAACAGAAATAATGAGGCGGAATGGAAGATAAGAATAAAAGTAAGTGTCACGTAGAGGTATTTGCGAGAGTGACAGGTTTTTTTAGACCTGTGCAGGATTGGCATAAAGGAAAAGTCGCAGAATTTAAAGACCGGAAAAAATACAAACTAACAGAGGAAAAGGAAAATGAGTGATTTTTCAGAGTCCCCGAACTATATTTATACGGAGATAATCGGATACAACACAAACATAGTACCGTTTTCATCTGGCAAAGAAGCACGATATTCTAAAGGTTCGGCTATCCACGAATTTCAGTTAGTTTATAGCATGGCAGACGATACGCAAAGAGATACTATTGTAGACTTTTTCAACGCCAAAACAGGAATTTTAACAACATTTACTTGGGATAACCCAACTGACAATACAACTTATACAGTCCGATTTAAAGAAGATTCTTTATCGGTAGAAACTTATGATTATGGAATCCACAGAATAACTTTTTCATTTATAGAGGAAATTTAGCATGGCAAGAGATTTATCATCAAATTTAGTTACAGCAACAGAAGCGTCAGAATCCAGACCGATTGAACTATACATAATTCATCTTGATAGTGCCACACTCTATTTTGCGGCTAATGATACCAATGTAGACTTTTATGATTTAAATGGAGATGCACAAACATACACAGCAGTAGCTATTGCAAGGAACGATATAAGTAGCAACATAGACACACAGATAGACACCATGACGGTAAGGTTAAATAATGTAAACAGGGCCATGTCAAGCTACGTTGCAAGTAATGATTTAAGAGGCAGAAGGTTAGTTTGCTTAAAAGTTTTTTCAGATTACCTTGATAACCCTGATGATTACACAGTTGTTTTTGATGGGCTAATGGATAAACCAGTATTGGTAGAAACGCAAATGCAGGTAAGTGTTGTTTCAAGGATAGGAACGCTAAACTTAAAGTGTCCAAGAAGAATGTATCAGGTAGCTTGCAATTGGGAGTTTGCGTCAACTGAATGCGGTTATGCTATTGAATCTACTGGAATCTCTGGACAGACAGCTACAAGCGGGAACACAACAACTTTCTGGGACGATAGCAGAGCCGAAGCTAACGACTATTTTAAACATGGAGAAATCTTATGGGTATCGGCAGGACTTAATTCTGGTGAAAAGAGAAAGATAACAGTATCAAGTGGAACTAAGTTTGTAATGGACTGGGCGTTACCTTCGGGTGTGAATCTAAACGATACATATACAATGAAACGAGGGTGTCCAAAAACGCATTTATGGTGTAGTGGATTAAGTAACTTAAACAATTACGGCGGATTTTCTAACCTTCCGTGGGAAATAATCGTGAGGTGATAAAATGTGTGATTTTCGTGAAATAAAACAAATCGAATTAGTATATCCCGAACATAATATTAGACGCATAATTGACATAACAGAAGAAAATTTTCATGGTAGAGGTTTGGGACTTAAAAAAAATGATGATGGGATGTGGAAGCATTGTATTACTGAACGAAAAGATTGCGATAAAGAAGGATTATATTTCGTTGGTGCAAGTGGTGCTTAC